TCGACTGACTCTGGTCGATGAAGCGTCCGCGGTCAGCTGCCATATCGATGATACACTTCTGAGAAATCTCCCAGACAGTCTTATAGAGGTTTTTAATATTGTCGGGGATATCTGTGATAGTTTGTATAGAACCACCTGCTTTGACCATTAAATCTTTCATATCTTTTGACCAAAGACCGATTTTTTTAAGATCATCAACTAGATGTTTGTTAACGACGACGAACTCACCGGCGAGAGTGCGGCGAAGATAAATATTTGTCGTATACGGTTCAAAACACTCATTGTTACCCAAAATCTGTGCTGTAGATGCGGTAGGCATAGGTGCCATCAAAAGAGAATTACGAAGTCCCTTTGTCTTTACACGTTCACGCATTGCGTCCCAGTCGTACAGACCACTGAATTTGGTATCACCTTCCCACATATCCTGTTGTAATATACCTTGAGACGCGGGGCTTCCTTCGAAACTTTCGTACGATCCATCGATTTCCGCTAATTCGGATGAAGCCTCTAAAGATGCGTGGTACATAGTCTCGAAAATATGAGCATTCATCATTCTAGATTCTTCGCAGTCAAACGGGAAACCGCACATGATAAAAACGTCGGCGAGACCTTGAACCCCGAGACCGATGGGTCTATGTTTCATATTGGACACGCGTGCTGTTTCTACGGGGTAGAAATTACGATCAATCACGCGGTTTAAATTCTTTGTGACCGTTTTCGTCACTGCATGAAGCATGGCGTAATCAAAGGTTTTTGACTCCTTATCTACATATTTAGGTAGTGCAATAGATGCCAGGTTACAAACCGATGTCTCATCCTTATTGGTGTATTCGATAATTTCGGTACATAGATTAGAACTCTTAATAACCCCTAAGTTCTTTTGATTGGATTTGCTATTGCACGCATCCTTGAAGAGCATGTACGGGGTTCCAGTCTCTGTTTGACTTTTAATAATAGCTTTCCATACTTCTGCGGCGGGGATGGTGACGTTAGCGAGACCTTCTTCTTCGTATTTAACGTAAAGCTTTTCAAACTCTTCACCGTATACATCCGAGAGTCCCTTGGCCTTATCGGGGCAAAAAAGAGACCAGGTACCTCCCTGTTCAACTCGTTTCATGAAAAGATCGGGTATCCACATTGCAGTGAATAAATCGCGGCACCGAGCTTCCTCGTCACCTTGATTGAGGCGTAGCTCTAAGAATTCCATGATATCAGCGTGCCACGGTTCTAGATATGCTGCGATTGATCCTTTTCTTCGCCCCGCCTGGTTAACGTATCGTGCTGTAGCGTTGAAAACCCTCAGCATTGGTATAATTCCATCGGATTGACCGTTTGTACCCCGAATATGAGACTTGTTTGCGCGAATATCGTGAATATGCATACCGATACCCCCGGCCCATTTCGAGATTTGGGCACACTCAGTCAGAGTACCATAGATACCATCAATAGAGTCCTCCTTATTTGCAATTAAGAAACAAGAAGACATTTGTGGACGGGGTGTACCGGAGTTGAAAAGTGTTGGTGTGGCATGAATGAAAAATCCTTGTGACATTTTATCGTACGTATCAAGTACAGATGGAATGTCTTTACCGTGAATACCTATGGATACACGCATGAATAGATATTGAGGAGTCTCCATGAGTTTTCCTTCGCATTTCTGAAGGTAGCTCTTTTCGAGCGTTTTTAATCCGAAATAACCAAAATCAAAGTCTCTGTTTGTGATAACGTGATCTTTTACTTGTTGTGCGACTTCTACTACTTCTTCTGTTACTATATCCCATTTATGCAATTTTTTCATCGCGATATGGAAATTATTTGGGGCTATTTTTTGTATGTTACTGGCTATAATGCGAGTGGCTAATATTTCATAATCTGGATCACTTGTGATCATACCGACACATATTTCAGCAGACAGTGTGTCTATTTCATGGGTGGTTATGTTATCGTACATAGACGAAAAAACTTGCTGAGCAATCATGGAAGCGTCTACACCTCCGGAAATATCATAGGGATCGCGTGTTAGTTTGGAAATCCTGTTGGTGACCTTGTCAAATTTTACGTCTTCAACACGACCGGACCGTTTAATAACTCGCATACTAATGGTATTAGAAATTTATTTTTTAATTAACACTTGAAGTCCTCGCTTCGAACAGTCACAGTTCCAACGGTTTCCATGTACCTATTGGGAGAAAGATACGAAGTGTTTACATGGAAAGGGCCTTCGACGCCGGGTTTGGATACTGGGGGATAAGATCCGATGAAACAATCGGGGGCTTTGCATACAGGTTTCTCTTGGTTGCAAGGTTTTGTGTTGTAAGCTTCGTCAAAATCAGCGATGTTTAACATTTAATATTTACACAGAGTTTTTTTCCTGGACTATATTAAATGTGTGAAAGGCTTAATTTAAATTCTATACAACAGACACAGACTCCCCTGAACACATTGTTTTTTTCGGAGTTTAACATGAACATTCTTCAGCGTGGTATTCGTCAGAAATTCAAGGACGATACGGGTGTTGCGATAGATTATCAGAACAACTCTGACCTTTATAGCATCATGAGAGTTGTTTTCATTAATAACGCTGGTAATCACCATACCAAGATAAACGAACAGGTAAAGTTTATGAATGATCTTGTCGTTAAAACTGCTCTGTCACAGGTTCAATCTGGGGTGTCTCAGTTTATGGGATACATGCGAGATATAGATACAGCCGCGCTTCCACCATCTCTTCCTGCTAACACGAGTACGTTTGGTCTCAAGATGGAAAAGAGTGATAAGATTGGTATATAAAGATTTGTGGATATGTATTCATAAGAGTAATGTCACTAAACTATTATAAATCCGAAACAGAAAAGATATGTAAATCTAAGGGGTGGGATCGCGCTGAAATAAACACTGTATGGTTACTCCTAACCGAAGAAGTTGGCGAATTGGCTTCAGCTATCAGACAGTACAAGAGAACGTTTAAAAAGACGAATATCAAGAAAGAGCGGGGTACTGATATAATGATGGAAATGGGTGATGTTTTTAGTTACTTGTTTCAATTGGCTCATATGTTGAACGTTGATCTTGATAAAATGTGGGTGGAACATGGTAAAAAGATGTGTCACAAAAAATATATATCTGCTTAATATAAATGAGTAAGTACATGCTCGACGTCAACAATACCATGGACGATATCAATCCATTCGCCACCACGGACGATTTCTCTATGCCTGGCGCGATTGGTGAAAAGCGTGAATATTTGAATCACAGGGATCCGTCTATGTCAAAATCTAAGTCGACTTGTGGTCAGGCTTCTACATCAGGGTGGAGTGCTGTAGAAACCTGCAAGGATATAAAAAGTCCATCGGTGCTATCCAGACCATTGTTCCCAGGAAAGGAAGAAAGTGAACTCGGGTACATCGCAACCCCCGAACAGGCACCCAGTAAATCTCGTATAAATTTATCTGGATATTACCTCAAAATTACAATTCTTGTGTTTATAATTCTTCTTCTATTTGTTTTAAGACGTTAAACAGCGCTTCCAGTTTGGTCTGATTAGAGCAACGTGATATCATGTACGGTAATGTACTTTCACATATAGCTCGAACAAAATTTCTTTGCCAGCGTTTACTCTTATTTATGTATGGTGGATAAAAGGTGTTATCTAATACCTTAATACTGTTCATTATACGTATAATTGAGTTAATGTCATGGTTTTCGCATAGGACATTTTCCAACTCTATCAAATTCATTTCTCTCACGACTTCGATAGTTTTGTCTACACGTTCGAGTAAGAATTCTTCGTATCTTTTAGAAACGCTTTTAGATACATAGTATTCCCATTTTCCAATAGGTTCTGCTTCAAAAAGTGCGCAACGTATCACGTACCCTTCTCCATCCATATATCTCATGTATTTAAGTTCTATTTTAGAGTTCCCAGTTTCATCATCTTTAAATACATGAGCTTCCTTAATGAAGGAAGGCATATTTCTTTTCTGGTTTATATTCAAGTTTTTTCTCTAAATTCTTTAAATCTTCTTCTTTTTTAAGTTGAAGTCCTATGCATTGATGTTTTTCTAAATTATAACAACTGGTACAAAATTCTCCATCACAATATTTACAATGTATGGGTACACTCGATTTTTTCTTACACCACGCGCATCTCATCTTACTACATCTGAATTTATTTTTTTAACCTAAGTCGAAGCGAGTTTCACAAAATTGTAAGCAAGATGTATTCATCAATCGTCAATAATACGTTCTCGTATCTTCTTACGTTAGATGACTTTCGAAAGAAGTTTAACGATGATTTCAAACCGTCATGGGTGAAGCTCACGACTATCACTATGGTTTCGTCGTTTTCGAAATCTTTAAATATCAAAAAGATCCGTGACATTTTTGAAAAATCTCCGATCAGGTTACACAGAAACACCGTGGATAATAAGCCTATTATTTGGTCTTTAAAACCGACAACGTTTTATAACCAAATTACACTCACATATGAAGACTGTTACAGTGTAAAATCTATAAAAATATTTCCAAATGGGAGTATCCAGGTTGCGGGATGTAACGACCTACTTAACTGTAAACATGTCATTGAAAGTCTTGTGTATATATTGAAGACGTTCGATGACGATATTATCCCTCCACTCGATTCTTTTCGCGTTGTCATGATCAACTCTAACTTCAGTATCAACTATAATATAAACCTTATGAAAACCACGGATCATTTTGAGAAATATTCCGATGTATTCAGTGTTTCTTTCGAACCCGACAGGTATTCGGCTGTAAAGGTAAAATTCAAGCCTGCAGAGGATATGAAGCAGATTACCGCCAGTATTTTTAGTACCGGGAAAATCATCATCACAGGGGCAGAGACTCTCAAAGAGATTGCATTTGGGTATAACATCATAAATCAACATATATCCGAATGTAAAAGTATCCTTGTATCTAAGACACCTTCAGAAGATACGTTTAATATTTTTTCAGGGTACGACATCGAGAAAACTATCACGATGGTGAGAGAGCTAAAATTTAACTCGTGGATAAATACAGCGAGCAATAGGCAAATTAATTTCTAATTGTAATATAAATGTCTCAACGACTCGGTATGGCCGATGGAAGATGCTTCACTGTCGCAAACTCGTCTAAACTGTATGATTCCTATATCATGCAGAAAAATGGAATCAAGCCCGAAGATAATTACTCGTACCGCCAACTCCTCCAATCGAAGGGTCCCGAACTTAACAAGGAGGTACAGACGCAACCCGCTCCTTGCAGTTTATGTGATTCTACTATGAATTTATCGAAAATTTATTGAGTAAAATTTTAAAAATAAAAGTCTGACGTAGTTTTACGAATGACAACATGTGCTATCTGCCTTAATCCAGTGAGAGAATCGAGAGCCAACACACCTCTCAGGTGTGGTCATCTTTTTCACTCTCACTGCATAGAGGATTGGAAAAATAGGGGAAAACAAACATGTCCCGTATGTAGAAAAATATTCGACGGGGAAAACTTTAAAGTGCAGGTAACAGTACATAACACATTAAATGAAACTTCGAATACAGTAGAAGTTGGTGATCAATATTTATTTGATGTGCTAGACGTATTTTTTGATGTTGAAAATTTGATAGATATGGAAAGTTTACTTCGTGACTTTGGAGTGAGTATGTCCGACCTTGATCCCTCGGTTCTTAACACAGAATGACCCACAATACTTATTATAGTTTATAGACTCGTATTTACGACTTGTTCGTCTAGGATCCCTTATAAGTTTCCCAGTAGCACCCGTTATTAAAGGGCCGGTAGCCCACCCCCGTTTATGACTGAAAAATTCGGCTTTAAACGTGATGACTTTACCGGGTTTCATGGTAGTTGTAGCTCGTTTAATACGAGATACAGGTACTTTAAAGAACCTCGCCACACTCTCAGGAGTATCCCCCGCCTTGATTTTATATTCAGTCTTACTATGCTGTTTATAAAAATGGAAATCACCGTGACACAATGTATTTCTCTTTTTACACTTCGCCACGAATAGCATAATTTTATAATACGAAGGTTTACACTTTTCCCCAGCCGTCGATTTATAAACCTTTTTAGGGTTATCAGAAAGAACCTTTTTGGGTAATTTTCCGCACCCGTGATACAAATTTCTACTGTTCATACTCGCGCGTTCACCAGGCTGACTTTTCCAATTTCTGTATTTTTGAAAATCGTGAACTGCATACGCATAGCAGTTGTTATTATTTTTACCCACAGGACCTCCCCATTTTCTGGTTGTAAAAATATGTTCAGAACCACTGGCGGGTGGATTCTTCACCATTAATATAAGCTAGGAAAAAAATATACACACTTAATAAATGATTAAGGAACTTATTAACTCTCGCAAACCTCTCGATGCGGTCACCGAAATTCTTCTTTTTGTACTCGTAATTCTCATCTCCACGTTTATTCTCAGGTACACTTGGAACAATTCCCTGATAAAGCATATCACCGTTCTCAAGAAGATTAATACGTTCACTGACGCCTTACTTCTTTCTATTTCTCTTTCGGTAATCCGGGGTATCTAAACCTCACGGAACCCTACAACCTTTTCACCAGTTGAACTCATCATAGTGGGATAGCCGTCGATCCCGTCACAACCACCTTTGCTGCAATCGACGAAGGTGTATGGTTTGTTCTTCTTCTTCATGTAATCAATCTGCTTACGAGTCCATCCACAACCCATGGTGCCGTAAACAGTCCACTTGTCACCAGAAGCCTTGGCGGCCCGGGAACCACCCTGAGGTCTCGTGATATTCCAAAGAATGATGATAATGAGAATTATCAGCGAAGCAAATACTAGCTTATCGTTCATTTATGATATGTAAATATTTTTTTTATGTTCATATTATAAATGAACGTGAAGTACGAAGCCCTGATAAGAGGATTCGCGATATTTTTTGCTAATATGTTCACGGTGAGGTGGGCGATAAAGAGTGATTTAAAGCATGATGAAATATATGTTATATTTATCATATTAGCAGCTATTGCTACAGCACATTATGTATATAAAAAGTAGAGGCCATATAAAGATATGAATGATGCGCGTCATGCGGTCGTTGAATATCCGGATGGTTCGGTGGCGATAGCATTTAACCAAGAGGTTCCATCACCGGAGCCTCCGGAACCACGGCCAGAAATTATACGACCACGACCACGTTTCAGATTATTACTAGAATATCACCCCGTTGCGCGTGCTCTAGCGTATATATTCGTACTTGCATCTGGTATAAATTTAGCTCTTTTCAAGAGAATAATAGATATTATCAATTTCACATTGATAGTATCTACGACGGGCGCTTTACACACCGAACACCAAGCGTCGATGGTAGTTGTAATTTTTCATGGTACGTGTGCGGGGCTCATGATAGTACCATTTTGCGTTCTTCGAATGTGGGAACAAGCTATTTACCAATTTTCAATTGCTATGATGTGTATCACCGCATTTAATACATGTACACAAACACTAGAGCAAATCCCCACCCAGGAGATACCCGAGATTCCATAGAACTAAACGGTGTTTTTCACTTTTTATGAGTTTGAGATCGATCGCGTATTTCATGATGAGTTCGTTGTCATCGTTCTCACCACGATCTCCACACGTTCTTATATAATCCGCTACGACATAAATAATAGCGTCTAGAAGTTCTTCTTTTGCCATTTCCATCCACGAGTTCTTTGGTGTTCCCCACGTTGTTGTGTCGTCGTCGACTCGGACACCGTGACCATATCTCACTAGACCCAAATCGAGACGAGCGTTAAGTTCTTTTTTAATGTCCATATACGAATGTATATATTTATTCCTTTAAAATGTTATCTTCTTTGCGTACGTGAGACCGGGCGTCTCGCTGTAGGTGGTTTTTTACTACCAGTTTTTTGCTGTTGCGCCCTCGCTAAAATTTGTGCCGCGTTGCTTGTTGACATGGTTTGGGTACTGGCAGGTTTGGGTGAGAATATTGAAGTAGGTTTAACATTTTTTTTAACGGAATTCATTATTTTGACCGTGTTAGACCTCCCCGAAATATACGGGTGTGTAAAAAGTTTTTCGTATGATAAGTTTACGTTGTGCACCCTCGACGACACGGGAACCTCCTTTAATCTATGAAGATGTATCATAGAACCCGGCCCTCCACCCATTCCCAAATATTGAGGACCGAGAACATCTTCGGCAAACCTTTTAAATCCTGGTGTAGTGAGTGCTGATGCACTATATAAAGCGTTTAAGAAAAAGTGGGCGTCGTACATGTAATGGTTTCCTCTGTATATACCGTACATGGATCTAAACGTTTCATTCGGGGCTTTATTAATTTCTGGATTACGTATCCCGTTTACCGTTGATAACCCGTAATCGATTATTTTTATTTCACCTTTTTTGGTTATATAAATATTACCCAGATGGAGATCATTGTGTCTGAATGACTTAGATTTGGAGTGAACGGCGCGTAATATTGTCAAAACTTGAATTACTATTTTTTTAAGATTAGAACCATACCCAACATCAAATCTACGTTTTGGTAAATATTTATCCAATGATTGTCCTTCGAGTAATTCTAAATATAAATGATCAATAACCTTCGTTGGAACCTGCGTTGCACCTTTTTTTACACCCGTTTTAGCTTTTGAACTGGATTTTGCACCTTTGGACGAGGTTGGTGCGGATCGAGTAGTTAAATACTTACCTTTCAGTAATTCGGGTTTGATATTTTTTAAACATTTCCCATAACCGTATATTTTAATACCACTCGGCGAAAGTTTTCTGAAATATTTAGCTAAATTTCGTTCGCCACTCAAGTTGCTGTTGGATGTTTTATACGCAACCTTTTTTGAGCATTCATCATTTAAGCACGCTTCATACACGGATCCATATTGACCTTGACCTATTTTTTTCACGCGTTTAAAAATTTTATTTGGTTGACAGGAAGTTTTTTTAATAGCTTCTTGAATTTCTCTATTCATGACCTGTTATAAACTAATATTATTTTCATAGGAAGGGTGACTTCATATCAAAACTGAATTTATATTAAAAAATTAAATGCTATCTACTCTTCATCGATCTCACACTCTTCCTCCTCACTCTCGGGTGGGGCCACGGTCTCAACACCTTGGAAAGCGAAAGAGGGAAGCTTCTGGGATTGCTCACAAAGGGTCTGTGAGAGACGGACACTCACACCAAACTTGTTATCGATGAACCAGATCTGATTGAAATCAACGATACACATACAACGCTGACCCTTCTCAATACTATCGATCGCGAGAGGTTGGCGAGACATGTCATAAGCCTCAGCCAAAAACTCACCGGAAGGCTTGGTCATGAGCTTGAGCTTGAGAGTAGATGGGTAGTCATCCTTACCGGGACGCACAAGCGGTTTGTATAGAGCCTCCTTGATGACCTCGATATTGTAGGGCTTTCCAAGCCACTCCTTAGAGTTTTCAGCGACCGTCGCGATGATCTTGTTGTCGAGCTCGGTGAGCTTCTCCATGAGTGCGCATGCATCTTCGTTATCCTTATCAAAGGATAGATCGAGAGAATACGAAGTTCGATTGGTGGCCTCATCGGTGAAAGCGCTCAGGCCAAATGGTGAGCGCATGAAGGGGAGTTGAAGGTAAAGTTTCTTGTTTTCTGGCGCGTTAATGTATACGGTTTTACCACCGTTCTTGTTCTTCTTCATCTTAGAAAGAATAACGGAGGAGGGATCAAATTGTTCGTAACGCTGAATGTTGGTGGACATGGTACTTATTATATATCATATACGTGACGAAACTTTAAGTACCTTTTTGTAAGATTGATTCTTCACATTTTTTTTCTTCGTATATTTTAAACACACAAAATGGGAGGACTATTCAAAGATTGCGGGTGCGGGTGCGATGGTAAGAAACAGGAGAAGAAGTTTCTCATTTCCATCATGGCCGCCTTATTATTTTTTATAATCGCGAACCCCAGTACATTTAGGGTTATGCGATCTGTCGTAGGTAAGTGGGTATCCAGCCCCACCGGTTGTCCTTCTACCGGGGGACTCGCTCTTCACACCGCCGTATACATGCTTCTTACATGGGGTCTCATGAACATCCGTGTCGAGGGTTACGAGGTTATGACAGGTGAGATGGCGCCCTCGGCTAAGCCTCCCACTATGCCCAAGAAGAAGTTAGCTGATGTTGACTTTGACAAGGTTCCCGTCGAGGATATTGACATTAACGATTTTGAACTCAGTGAGGGAGGAGGCCCCCCTCCCGAGATGATGGAAGGCCCTCCTCCCGAGATGATGGAAGGCCCCCCTCCTATGATGAGGGGTCCTTCTCCTAGGAAGCCTCCTCCTATGATGAGGGGTCCTTCTCCTAGGAAGCCTCCTCCTTCTATGATGAAGAGGGCGCCAGCTCCCAGAATGGCTGACACTCCTACTCCTACTCCCGGTAAATTCGATGATATCGTCGGATTCAGCGACAGTGGTGCTTCGTTTTCTTCTATGGATATTAATGAGTCTATGGATTTACCCATGGCTCTCAAGAACGGTTCTTCCGGTAAAGGAGCTGTATCTTGCGACTGCTCCAACGGTAGCACGGTGATCATTACTCCTTAAAAATCTTCGTCGAAAGCGAGTTCGGTAGTTTCATCGATCTTACCGTAATCACCTACACGTTTTTCAAAAAAATTAGTCTTACCATCAAGGGAAATATTTTCCATAAAATCAAAGGGATTTTGAGTATTCCAGATTTTATTGAACCCCGCTTGCTTTAATAAACGATCAGATACGTATTCAATATAGTTTGACATCTTATCGGAATTCATACCAATTAAACTGCATGGTAAAGCTTCGATTATGAAAGATTTTTCGATTTCTACAGCTTCACGTACTATGTCGTAAACGATATCCTGATTAGGTTTATTTTTTAGCATTTTAAATAACTCAATCGCGAACTCTAGATGTAAACCCTCGTCTCTGCTAATAAGTTCATTACTGAAACATAGACCGGGTAACAATCCACGCTTTTTTAACCAAAATATAGCACAGAAACTACCGGAAAAGAATATACCTTCAACACACGCGAACGCCAGAAGACGTTCTGAAAACGGTCTCGAGTTATCGAACCATTTCATAGCCCAGTCGGCTTTGTTTTTAATAGAGGGTATCGTCGTGATAGCTTCGAATAACTTTTTCTTTTCAGAAGCATCTCGTATGTATTTATCAATAAGTTTACTATACGTTTCTCCGTGTACCATTTCGTTATGTGCCTGATACGCATAAAAGGAGCGAGCTTCAGCACTTTGAACTTCATCAGCAAAATTATTATTTAAATTTTCAAAAACAATACCATCCGACCCCGCAAAAAAAGCTAAAATGTATTTAATAAAATGTCGTTCATTTTCGCTCAGTGATTTCCAATCTTCCATGTCAGCGGATACATCCACTTCTTCAGCAGTCCAGTTAGACATTTGCGCCTTTTTGTACAAAGACCATAGGTTTTCATGTTCTATAGGAAATACGGTGAATCTATTCATGGTCGGCAAGAGTATTGGTTCGGCTTCTTCTATGAATTCTTCGAAAGCGAAATAGTCTCCTACGTGAGAACTGTTAACAAAAACTTGTGGATACGTTGATACAGAAGAGCCGCATCTTTCTTTTAGTATGGCTTTATCAACGTATGACCTCATGTATTCAAGATTTAGATTTTTGCACATGTTTTCAGCGTAATCGCAGTATTTACAGTCCGCTTTCGAAAGAATTTCAACCCCCATCGTGTGTTAATAGCTGTTAATATTTTTTGTCAGAAATCTTTAGATATGATTGTATTTTCTGAAATTCGGCCTGGAGATTTAATTAAAATTTTAGTTGTTATTGACGATGTAGAAGATGAACTGTACGCAAACGTAGAAGAGAATCGTGAAGATTATTTGATAGTAAAGTATTATTCAGAGTCTTCACTCGTGTATAAAAATGCTACCGTATATATTTTGGATGAAGAAGAGAATTTGTTACGTGAAGATAGTATACTCGAACATCATGAGTTCGGTGACTCAGTTTTCAGTCATATAAAAGATGACATGTACGTATTACTCGACGAGGTTGATATAGAAGATGATGATTCTGAAATACATGATGAATCAGAAGACGATGGCAGTGATCTCGAATCTTTTATAGTTTCTGATACGGATATAGATGGTGAAATGAATTTACCCCCCGATCACGCTACAATCGACAGGGTGTGGAATGAATGGGAACCTTCCAGTCCAGGATCTAGGCGTTATAAGGAAATGGTGGAGCGAATCGAAGAGCGCGCGAGACTTCAGATGGATGAAATAAATTTTTAAGAACCTAAGTGCGCTAATTATTATAATAAATTTAATAATACACGGTAATGGACCCCGAAACATTGACTACTATATGGTCGGATATAGACCGACTGAAATCTAAACCAACATTAAAGTCATGTAATACTAATAATCTATTTTGTGGAAACTGTAAGGGGATGAAAATACGTACGAGGGAGGGTATGGTATGTTCAGAATGCGGTTTAATGGATTCTATTTATATAGATGAAAGCGCTGAATGGACGAGTGGTGTTTCGGATGACGGGCGCGTCAACGATCCCTCTAGATGTATGATTCCTACAGCAAACCACGAACTATTTTCGGAGTCTTGGGGAAAGAATACTATGATTTCAACCAAAAACGCGTCTACGTATGAAAACAAACGTATGGCTAAAATCAATTTTCATAATTCTATGAATCATAGAGATCGGTCATTGTTTCATGCGTATAAGGATATTGACGAAGCTTGTCGCGATTTACCGGGCAGTATTTTGAAAGATGCGAAAACTTTTTACAAAAAATTCAATGGATCCAAACTTACACGCGGTGCGGTGCGATCGGGTATAAAAGCTAACTGCGTTTTATACGCGTGTAGAATTGCTCAAGTTCCACGGACTACAAAAGATATTGCGGTTATGTTTGGTATACAATCAAAGGATATAAGTCGAACAACTCAACTGTTTACAGAAACTGTTCAAAACGAATCTACCGATAAAAATTACGTGACCAAACCGTTTAATGTTATGCAGAGATTACTCAATTCATTTGACGTATCTCGTGAAGAAAGGTATGCGTGTAATAAGATGTGTGGGCAATTGGAGGAATGCGTTGATCTTATGAGCAAGTCTCCTAATAGTGTGGCTACAGCTATTATATATACGGTGTTCCAAAATAAGGTTTCCAAAACGGAGATTTCAGAGAAGTGTTCGGTATCTATACCGACTCTTAATAAAATTTTGGTTATAGTAAAACGCCACTTAGAGGATAAAATGTAATACATGTATATGAAGTTATTCTTGAGTACTCCATGTTATGGAGGATTGTGTCTCGAAAAATACGTTTCTAGTATAGTTAGGCTTCAAATGGAACTGATGAAGGAGGGTATTCAATTAATGTTGGATACCACCGAAAATGAAAGCCTAGTACATCGCGCTCGTAACGTATCTGTCGGACGATTTTTACAAAAAACGGACGCCGACCGCTTCATGTTTATAGACGCGGATGTGGAGTTTGACGCTGCATCAGTCGTACGCCTCGTTAAATCTGATCACGACGTTTCTGTAGCCGTATATCCTAAAAAGGTTGTCATGTGGGATAATGTAAAGAAGAGTGTAGAGGAGGGTGATACACGGAATATGGGATTATTGTCTTCGAGCTTGGTTGTAAATATAGGTGCGTCTAAGAGAAGTGTTGTAGATGGATTTGTTGAAGTATTAGATGGTCCTACCGGTTTTATGGTTATCACCCGTGATGCTATGGAACGTATGTGCGAACACTATAAACCAACACTTCAGTGTAAGAATGACCACCAAAACCGCGATTTTGATGAATATTGCGCCATATTTGATTGTATGATTGACCCTGATAGTAAACGGTATTTATCTGAAGATTACGCCTTTTGCAGGCGTTGGCAGCAGATGGGTGGTAAAATATTTGCCGATGTCAACACAACATTAGGTCATGTGGGTAATCTACCTTTCGTAGGTTGCTTAAATGAAAGGCTTAAGGCTTAGATCAGTACTACTGTTATGAAGTTGTCGACCATTGTTGTTACTCGATCAAACGCGTGTCATGTTAAATCTCTACACACTATTCTTCGTATGAATATACGATGCGTACAAAATAACGTCGCAAATCAAATTGTATTTGTAAAAGATGACCCATTTGAAAAGGCTGAAGTTATACATAAAAATCTAAAAACTTCCGATCGATTATTGTTTATCGATTTTGGAAAATCCTTGGATGATAATTCGTTAGATATGGTACTGAAACCTAACGACACATACGGTGTTATCGTTTTTCCGGGTGTAAAGGAAGGTATCGATTGGGATATGTTCAAGAAGAAGACATTGGAAAAATCACAAGAACCTGTTCATCAGATGGGTCTTCACTTCGATACTGAAGTTGATATGAAAATTGCTGATGATGTATACAGGGTTATAAATACGTCGTCAGGTACATGGTGTCTAATGTGTAAACAAATTATCAAAAAGATTCGAGATAATCGAACCGGAACAACGAAAATTCAACCTAAGATGGATGTGATGTTTTCAAGATTTAAGGAATACGGAGTGAAGATTGTGGCGTTCACAGCTGCTCAAGTTACATCGACTTACACCCACGAGTGTTTCGGTAACATAGTAAATTCTGCCGGAGTTAAAGCTAATTAAAGATTAACCCTAAAACATTAGATATAATGCAACGTCTATATGTAAAGAAAAATGACCCTCTTTACACATACGCGATTTCGTTCATGGAAAGACATTGGGGTGTGAAGGGTTTTTTCCCGGGAAGTCAACCCGTGTCAATTGAATTTAAACATTTCAATACTTTGGCTTCTAACCAATACGTTGTATGCGAGAAAACCGATGGCCTTAGATTTATGCTACTGGCCTTCATGTATGGAGGTAGAAAGGTTTGTGTGTTGGTCAATCGCGCCATGGAAATGTTCGGGTGCCCTCTAAATTTCAGAAAACCTATTTACGACGGTACGATCTTAGAGGGGGAATTGTACGAAAATATGTTTATGGTGTATGATTGTTTAGTCTCAAAAGGGGAAAATATTGGAAAAATGGATTTTCTGCAGCGATTGGAACGCATCGAACATATCAAAAAAATGTTAACTGTTTTGAAAAATGACCCCATAAAATTTGCTATAAAAAAATTTCACGCACTCCCTGATTTTGGGGAGTTTATGAATACGTATTTACCCACGGTTACACAAAAAATTGATGGACTCGTGTTTACACCTGTGAATGACCCCGTTAAGATTGGTACGCACGAGACTATGTTTAAATGGAAGCCTCGAGATAAAAATACCATCGATTTCCAATTTAAACGTAAGGGGGATTTATGGAGATTGTACGTACAAGAAAAGGGAAAACTTATTTTTGAATCAGAGATTCGCGATGAATGGGTCGCTGATATACCTTGGATCGAAGAAGATGCTATAATTGAGTGTCAATATATGTTTAACGACTCTCCCATGTGGTGGAAACCTATACTAAGACGCCATGATAAAACTTTTCCTAATGGTCGCAGAACGTTTTACCGCACATTAGTTAACATTAAGGAAGATATCAAGATGGAGGATTTTTTGCGATGTACATAAGCACGTGATGAGAATCTGTTGAAGGGAGTTCCATTTTAGTAATAGTATCATCATCTTGTTGATACCAGTCTTTTAATTTAACCATAGATACGTAATGTCCACCTCTTTGATTTCCATAGTGTAATATGCTTGCGCATAATTCATAGTTATCAAAATCGTTTACGTTTACATTTACTTTTTTATCGAACGACACGAATAATACCTTTGGGTATTCTGATATATACGTTTTCGTAGTTGCAACATTGTGTTTTATTCCATCGTCATCTTCATAGTCATCGAGCGTATGCCATTTTTCCGAAGATGTTACCATTTCTCCTACGGTAGGTTTATCCCCGTTCAAAATTAAAAAACTAAACGGTTCTACCATAGTTTTTGTACTTGATGGACATATGGTTAATTGTGTCCGCTTTCCGTATATAAAAGATTTCAATCGTGGATACGATTTCTCTAATATATCTATTACACAGAATAAAGCATCTTGTGCGTCGTGTGGGTATAGGGATTTAAATCTCGGAAATACTTTTTGAAAAGATTCAAGTAAAGGTTCTATATTTATTTTTAAAAAATTTTCATTTTGAAAATAAATTTTTATGAGTTCTTTATATTTAATCGTAAACTCACAATCACCCATGTAATCCGTTTTTAGAATATGGGAAGATAGTTCATGAATACGTAACAGTAACTGTATAGCACTGTTAAAGTAACATGTGTTTCCGTTATTGTAGAAGCCATGCATTTATGTTATATGATTATATAACTTTAATTAGAGATTTGAGTAGCATACAATGTATAAATGTCTCAAGCAATTGGTATCGATTTAGGAACAACGTACTCGTGTGTAGGTGTATGGCAAAGTGACCGCGTGGAAATTATAGCGAACGATCAGGGTAATAGAACGACCCCTTCTTATGTAGCGTTTACCGACGGAGAACGTCTGGTAGGTGACTCTGCAAAAAATCAAACCGCGATGAATCCCGTTAACACGGTGTTTGACGCGAAGCGTCTCATAGGTCGTAAGTTTTCTGATTCTAAGGTTCAGCAAGATATTAAGGATTGGTCGTTTAAAGTTGTATCGGGTGAAGCTGATAAACCTACGATCGAGGTTGATTTTAAGGGTGAAAAAAAGCGTTTCGAGCCCGAAGAAATCTCTTCTATGGTTTTACTCAAAATGAAAGAGGTTGCCGAGATGTATATGGGAACTACTGTTAAGGATGCGGTCGTAACCGTTCCGGCGTATTTTAATGATTCCCAGCGTCAAGCTACCAAAGATGCTATGACGATCGCCGGTCTAAACTGTCTTCGTATTATTAACGAACCTACCGCAGCCGCTATTGCTTACGGTCTTGATAAGAATAAGACAGATGATACAAATGTTCTCATTTTTGACCTTGGGGGTGGTACGTTTGACGTTTCTGTTCTTAATATAGAAGATGGTATTTTCGAGGTCAAGGCTACGGCTGGAGATACACATCTAGGTGGAGAGGATTTTGACGCGAGACTTCTTCGTCACTTCTTGGAAGAGTTTAAACGAAAGCATAAGAAGGACATATCTAATAGCCCAAAAGCCCTTCGACGTCTTCGTACGGCGTGTGAACGCGCGAAACGTACTCTTTCTTCTACGGCGCAGACAGCGATTGAAATAGATTCCCTGTTTGAAGGTATTGACTTTTATACTACAATCACGCGAGCTCGCTTTGAAGAGATAAACTCGGATCTTTTCCGAAAGTGTATGCAGCCCGTGGAACAGGTTCTTCGGGATTCGAAAATAGATAAATCAAAGATTGACGAGATAGTACTCGTGGGTGGATCCACGCGTATCCCCAAAATTCAACAGATGCTTTCTGACTTTTTTAACGGTCGAGAGTTAAACAAATCTATCAATCCAGATGAGGCTGTAGCGTACGGTGCGGCCGTGCAAGCGGCTATCCTATCGGGCGTCGATAATAGTAATGTTAAGGATCTTTTGCTCCTGGATGTTACACCCGTTTCACTGGGTCTAGAAACTGCGGGTGGTGTCATGACTAAAATTGTCGATAGAAACACTACTATCCCCACCAAAAAGGAGCAGATATTTTCTACTTATTCGGATAACCAACCATCTGTCAGCATTCAGGTGTATGAAGGTGAACGGGCTCGCGCCCAGGATAATCATTTACTCGGTAAGTTTGACTTGGGTGGTATCCCCTCGGCACCTCGCGGAGTTCCCCAGATTAACGTAGCGTTTGACATTGACGCGAATGGAATTCTAAACGTCACCGCAGAGGATAAAGCGTCTGGTAAGACTGAGAAAATCGTCATCACCAATGATAAAGGTCGCCTTTCAAAGGATGATATTGAACGTATGGTAAATGATGCCGAAAAATATAAGGATGAAGATGATAAGTATAGACAAAAGGTTGAAGCTATTAATAATTTTGAAGCCAACGTCTTTGGTGTTAAGAGTATGATCGATAATCTCAGTGATGAGAATAAAGCACTCGTAGAAGAAAAAGTAAACGAAGCTATAGCTTGGATAGATAATAATCGTTCCGCGGAACTTGACGAGATTGAGCATCAACAAAAGGAATTTAGGGAGGCGGTTGATCCCATTTTAGCTGCGGGAGGATCTGAAAAGGAGGAGCAACCGGTGGGTCCCAATATAGAAGAAGTTGATTAATGAACCTAAGTAGCTTAGAGATTTAGAACATTTTAATATTGATACTATGAACGTTCATAAACTTTGTGACGATATTTATCCCGAGTTTGAAAAGATCCGTGACGACGATCACATTGAAGTCGAGATACGATTAGGAAAGTTTAACGGAACCTTTTTTGACACTAACTTGGGTCGAGATACCCATGTTAAACTACTAAAAGGATTTCAAAAATATGGCGGTTGGGAACAGGTTGTTCAAACGCACGAAGAAGTGTTTTACAGGGAGCGTGATAATATGCGAATTACTGTAGATGAGAATACCGGGGACGAAACTATCATCCGAAAGGAGCGTGTGTTTAAGAAGGATTTTAAGGCTATTGATTCAGCTCCGTATGATCTGCGTGTAAGTGTGGCAAAGGAGGTCCCGGTTACCGAAGAAATTGAACGCGAAATGGACAAGAAAAGAAATAAAGCGAGACTGTCGTACGTTCGCAAAAATCTATCCATCGATATAACTACATGCACCGGCGACATCACCGACATGGACGCCGAAGATATATGTACGTATCAGGTGGAATTTGAAATTGTAGACTCAAAACAGGTACAAACTAAGGACGACTTGTTTAAAATTCTGCATAAGATCAGGGATGTATTTAATTTGTTGACTAGTAATAGATGTTAATCGTTATATTGGCAATATTAATATTTCTGTCATTTACTACGTGGAACACATACAGCCAAGAGGTGAATGTGTTACGATATAAATCACAGTATTTTCATGTGTCTGGTGGGCAGTCTAAGCGTATGTTTGATACAATGAGTAAAGATCCGAAGATAACACTCGATAGTATCAAAAACTTCGTAATGTTAGAAGATCGTTTGCTTAAATTGGAAAAAACATCCGTGTGTACGGGTGTATCCCACGAACACGAGGCGTTCACTTTATCTGATACGATAAAGGGGATGTTTTTAGCGTACGATTTTTCGTACCATACCATACATCTCAAACAAGTCGCAGAGCCCAACAAACTCATAAATAGAAGTATAACATGTTAATTAAGTAAAGTAATGAACGTCTATGAACACCCATCGTCATATATCTAACGTTATCGTAGATATACATTATTAGCCCCGTGTCATTTTTTTGTGGGTTCATTTTAATCCATTTTTCTGCATCTTCAGATTCAATAAAATCTTCGGTACATATATACTTCATTTCTAAACGTCCCATACCCAAAGATCGTTCATCTCTTTCTTCACGTATATAGTCACAAATAACGTTAATCATAAGTTCGCATATATTTTCTTTTATATTTGGTATCCATGTAGACGGACCTTCGTCCACATGGAATCCTTTTCGGTGTGTATTTACGTGATCTAAGAGTAGTTCTCTTGGATCATCCATTTATATATATACTAAGCTCTATCTTTTAAAGCTGTTCAACTACCGTACCCTTGGGGAATCGTGTCTTCTTGTTTTTGTTTTTGTTATTGTTCTTATTTTTGGGCGAAGCGACATTCATACCCTTTTCTAAATTCTTAGCGAAATTGTTGTTCAACGCGTTAAGTTTATTATCCAATTTCCTCATTCGGTTCATTTTCCACGTTTGTACAGTATTTTTCTTTAATTCATTAACTTGCATCTTTAATGGGATACCGGATTTATTCTTCTTTAGACTTAACGAATTTATAAGTTTTTTGATTTCACCAACATCATTGTTGATAGATGGCATCACATTTTTATACTTTGTCATCCATCTTTTACCGTACAATTTAATGAGGTCTTCTTTGATAGCTTTATTTGTCAATCGTCGCTTTTCCAGGGTTTGTTTATTTTTGACAATCTTGTTATTTTGCTTCTTTTTCTGTTTAATATTTTTCTTTGTCGGAGCCTTGGGTGGAGTGATGTTTAATTTTCTGCAAATAACGTCAACGGTGTCATTGTCTGATACAGAAATACCCTTCGCTACGGCTATAGGGACAAGTTGCGCCTTTGTGTATGCGAGGCACGGTTTGTTTTTTACTTTAAAGTTACCAAACACGCGATCTCGTATTTTTTGACATATTTGCTCCCTCGTCGTAGTAGATTTAATATCTACCACCCCAATCTTTTTAGCTACCGCAACCAACTCCTGCTTTGGATAACTACTACACACCTTCTTACCCACCTTGATTCTGTGATCGTTGGAGAATTTTTTGGAGGTCTTTTTCGGTTCTTTTACGGTATTGCGTATGTTATATCCTATGTTAGATAGAGATTTGTCCGTAGTGACCGCTTCCTTACTTCGCTTCTTAACCGCGGGTAGCTTAAGAGCTGTTGTTCTAGGAGACACAAAACCCATGATGTATAATTCTTGAGATAAAGCGACCCCTGCGTTATAAGCCATGTTCATGTCGCTGAGAGAGTTTATTCCTAGTATCTGAATATTACCCGACGTAAACAGTTGGAAAGAGTATCCTAGATATTTCATCTTTAGCGCGGCGCGAAGCTCTGGTTCGTACTCTGTTTTTCCAGATTTTCTTAACGCATACGAAACCTTAGATAAATTTATAACTCCATTTACCTTAAATGTTCCTACCGTGTTGTTGTACTTAATAGGATTATATAAAAATTGTTCCTTTTTTGTGTAGTTATCAACTATGTATTTACGTATTTTGGCCGGTTGAGAAATGTCGTTATTGAGAATACCACCCGAAAAATGTATTTTACCGGTATTGTAAATCTTAAATGTGATTCCACGTGGTTCGGCACCGTTTGAAAATATGCGACCGGATATCTGAGCATACGTGTAGTTTACATTGTTTTTAAGATTTCCAAACTTTCCAGTTAAAGCGTGTTCAGCACCCACCTTCATGCGACCGTAATACAACTTTATACTCGAAATCTCAATATCAAAATTTGCGTCCAATACACGCCTTCGTGCATGTGGAGATTTGTTAAAAATATGCACCAAATCTATACGTTTCGTGCGAGAGTTGAAATCACCGTTAATTAAAGAATTAAAAAATCCCAACTGTAAAGGTGTGGTGTCTAATTTTGATAAATTTTTAGTTCTCAATTTTTCTTCGACCATGAGGTTAGCGCGTTTTAACGCGTTTCTACCCAGTTTATGATTGGCCTTTAATAAATTTTTTTCGTTGTTATTGAGATATTCTTTTTGATTTATTTTATTTTCGATTGATCTATTATTGTTATTGTTAGTGTTAGTATTTTCAAACTCATTGAAAAGGCCCATGGTTTGTTCTGATGTATGTAAATATTTTTAATGATCATTGCCCAAGTGTATACCAGTTTTTTCCTTCGTGATATCGATACCAAAGATAAACTCTTGTGTGTCGAGATGTTTCATACCATCACCGTCATCATATTTGAGTTCATCTCGCTTGACCGAGATTTCACGCTGCCCGAAGGGACCCGCATAAAAGTCATACGTAAACCGTGGCTTACCAAGGTTATTAAGATTACAGTACTCGTTGAACTTCGAAACGAATACAGACTTGGGACAATACGCCTTTTCGTCGAAGACGACCTTTGGTGACTGCAAGAAGTTCTCGAGGGTACTCGCAACAATGGCAACCTGCTTTTGTACGTTCTTGAAGTACTCGGGCACGACGTTCCATATATCCACAGCCTTATGCTTTTGACTGTAATCAAGATAGGCTCTAACACACTTCTGTAGGATGACCGGAAGCTCTTGTTCAAGTTTATCATCGAGTCTTGTATCGGCATTCTTCACCTGTTTACCAAAGTTGACTGTGAGAATACGACGCAAAATACTTCCTGAATTATCCTTCCACTGTGGAACTTCGTTTCCACCGAGAATACCAGGTGTGGTCCACACCATAGACTTCGCCTTTTCATGTTTGACGGCTATAGATACATCTTCACCACTCACGATAGATTGAAATTCAGCCTGTTCGAGTGCCAAGTCATTCTTAACCTCGGGTGCTATAAACATGAACGCGTTGCAGATGGCCGATAAACCGAACTTCCTTTCAACGTTGTTTGAAAGTGTACTCACATCATCAGAACAATAGAATTTACGAAATACTTTGGTAATGAGTGTAGATTTACCGGAACGCGCCACACCTTTTAGGAAAGGGATAATTTGCCAGCGATCTATTTCATTTACATCGTAGCACAACCTTCCTCCCATAACGTATATCCACTTACACACTTCATCGTCAAACTTCTGATAGTCCAGGATGGATTGAAAGTGTGGTGTGGGCACATCGTACCAGTTATCGATATGATCATAGTTCACGAACTCCTGATCGAAATACTTACAACTCACGATAGTCTGATCCAAACTCTTAAACTCGGTCGATTCATAGTCATAGAACGCACACTTAACAGGTTTAGTCTGTGGCTTAGACTTATCTCGTTCCAAATCGATACATCCTATGAAAATACCGTTATTAAACGACCATACGTGTCGATCCTTATTCACATCTTCGAATTGCATATCGAAAACATTAGTCAGGTGATTAATGACATGGCGCTGTGTAATGCCACCCGAGGTAAGATTCTTCCATAATTCAAACCACGTCTCTTTCCTGCCCACGCTATATACGAAGTCAGCGACGCTTTTCGTTGTTTTCCACGCACGTGTAGAACATCCAGTGGAAGTTTTGATCTCTTCACAGCAGTTACCCTTATATCTCTTAATATTATGTTCATATAAGTGTTTCAGACACTGTAATATAGCCTGTTGATACTGCGAAAGCTCCTCCACCTTTTGGATAGTTGAAACTCGGTATATAGACGGATCAGATTCGGGATTAATAGGAACGTATGTAGGATTATTTACTCTATCGTAAATGCGAGCCCCCCTGAATACAATTTGCCAAGAATCATCGACCTGATCTATCAGGCGATTGATGCGTACACATAATTGCAAATCATCTTCATTTTCCTCGGATAACATATTTAAACTGTCAGCACGATGATAGAGTTCGCATAAACGATCTCTCATTCGCATGTATTTTGCCGATATACGTTCTATGTCAGTAGATTTAGGTATACCGTCTTCGTTTAATTCATCGAGATTGAAGAAGTTGTCATATCCCAGCCTGAAGGATAAGTATTCATTGTCGCGCTCATTTATTTTCCACATGCTTTCTAATTGCTTCAAGAAGTTAGTCACTTCTTCACGTTCATATGTTTGTATCTGATTCGTCCACATGGCGTCGTTTGCCCCATCTCTGTCAGCCGACTCACTCAAGAAATGAGTGGCCTCTGACATTTTATATTATAGGGTTTCATTTTTCTAAGCCCGATTATTTTTGAAGATTTGATAAAAGTTTTACCAAAATTTTATTTTGAATTTCAAGTTGTTTAGCTATACTTACCAGGGCCGTGCATACGGTATCACCGTCATCAGTCATGAGGGTCGATGCCAGGAGTGATTCGGTAGAGATAAAATCATCTTGGTCGAATTCGTCGAGTTCAATTTCCTCGGGATCCTCAACGGAACTTTCATCATCGATTGACATGAGAGTCTCTTCCTCGCGGACCTCCTCGGAATGCGTTTCGGATTCTGTATCGGACATTTATTTATGCTCAGGAAAAATCAGTACGTTTTTTTCGCACTTTACCCCAAATTATTTTCTTGGTGTATAGTACAACACACACAAAATGGCGGGCGGTTTAATGCAATTAGTCGCCTATGGCGCACAGGACGTTTATCTGACTGGTAACCCTAAGGTTACTTTTTTTCAGGCGGTTTACCGCCGTCACACTAACTTCGCTATGGAGAACATCGAGCAGACCGTTAACGGTACTGCCGCTGACTCCGGCCGCGTATCTGTTACCATCGCGCGTAACGGTGACCTTGTAGGCGACATGTATGTCGAGCTTAAGGCGGCGAACCTCGGCGTTGTTTCGGCTAACGCTGGTGCCCTCTCTAACGAGTGGGTCGCTGAGCGTGCTATCAAGGACGTAGAATTATCCGTGGGTGGACAGCGTATTGACAAGCACTACCAGAAGTGGTGGCGCCTTTACTCCGAGCTGTACCTCGATTCCGCTAAGAAGACCACTTGGGGTAAGATGACCACCGGTGATAACTCTCAGGTGTTCCTTCCTCTTATTTTCTTCTTTAACCGCAATCCCGGACTTGCTCTCCCACTAATTGCTCTGCAGTATCATGAGGTCAGGCTGGATTTCGATTTATCTTCGGAGTTCTCTCAGTACACTGACAACACTACTTTCAAGGTATACGCCAATTACATCTACCTCGACACTGAGGAGCGTAGGCGTTTTGCCCAGAAGGGACACGAGTACCTCATTGAGCAGGTTCAGCATACGGGCCAGGACACGCTCGCCGCCGCGGAGCAGACTAAGCAGATTAGGCTTTCGTACAATCACCCCGTCAAGGAGCTTGTTTTCTGCGCTTCCGAGTCCAGCGTTTCTAACTGCGCTGTATGGAACTTCACCAAGGATGCGGATGCCATTGTTTCCACTTCCATCGCTAACTCCGCCACCGCGCTTATCGGCTCCCACACCGACCTTGATGCCGGTAACTGCCCCAAGTTGCTGACCGGCGTCACCGGTACTCTCACTGCCTTCGATGAGGAGACTGTCGGTACCATCGAGAACATGAAGCTCGTTCTCAACGGTCAGGACAGGTTTAAGGAGCAGTCCGGTAAGTATTTCAACCAGGTCCAGCCTTACCAGCACCACACTGGCTCCCCTATGCCCGGTATTTACTCTTACTCCTTTGCCCTTAAGCCCGAGGAGCATCAACCGACCGGTACCTGCAATTTTTCGCGTATAGACAATGCCCAGGTGTCTATTAAGACTGCCGCCAACAACACTGGTCAGCTTCAGCTTAACATGT